ATTGAAAAGAGCCGAAGCGACCCTTCAACCGTCATCTTTGACGCCGCCCTGTGGGAGGTGAAGAAGGAAAAGCTCAACCTTTCTGGGAAATACTTTTACGTCTACGCTGGAGATAGCTCTAGAGACCCCTTCATAATAGGGGACACCTACGACCACAAGGTTCACTACCACCTAGACGAGGCCCGTATCATTCGGGTTCCCATTGAGTTCCGCAAGGACTTTGAGAAGGACATTTTCAACGCCATTCGGGACCTGGCTGGGGTGTCGGTCCAAGGTGTTCACAAGTTCATCCCTAGCGTGGAGGCTATAAGTTCGGTAATGACCGGGAAGAACATTGTGGATAAGGAGTACCTGGAGGTGGACTTTTATGACCGTGAGCCCATCATTTCTCTAATGGTCCACAACATTGAGAGGGTGAAAAACCCCATATCCCCCTCCTCCCAGAGATATATCCACATGGACCTTGCTCTTTCTAAAGACCTGGTTGGCATTGCGTCAGCCTTCGTCATGGACTACGTTCAGGTTGTTCGGGAAGACCCAAATACGGGTATTCAAACTGTTGTTAGGGAGCCTATTGTGATTGTTGATTGGGTTATCTACATAAAGGCTAAGACGAACCAGGAAATACCTCTGAACAAGGTCAGGGACTTCATTTTGGACCTAAAGCGCCTGGGCTACCCTATAGCCATGGCATCCGCTGACGGCTACCAGTCTGCCCTCCTTTTGCAAGACCTCACTCAGTCTGGTTTGAAAACGCAAATTCTCTCGGTGGACCGGGATTACAACCCCTACCTCAACCTGAAGCGTATGATATACGAGAAGAGAATAGTTTTGCCGAAGTCTGAGCGCTTAAAGCGGGAGCTTATGGAGCTAATAGACACCGGAAAGAAGGTGGACCACCCCGTGGATGGGTCTAAGGACGGGGCAGACGCCGTGGCGGGTAGCGTGTGGCTTGCGGCAACCTCTAGCCACTCCACCCGCACCCCGCTCTCTACCTTGTCTTCTTTGACGGATGAGGATATAATGGAAATAGCTCTTGGTCTTTGATGGCTAGGTATTTTACAGGTAAACCTCATGAACCAGGAAGAAAAGAAGCTTACACCTGTGAAAGACGTTTTTGACGGGCTTATCGTGAGGGTTATCCCTGCGGAGGAGCCTGTACCCCTTCAGGAAATAGCCGATGAGAAGCGGCTTCTTGAGAACGTAAACAAGCTCAAGAAGGGAATGAACAATGTCTTGGGAATACTGGAGGGCGTTTATTTCCTCCCTGATGGCTACTCAAGGAACAAGCGCTTTTATCCTAGGGAGCTTTGGGAGAACGTGGTTCAAAGGATGGCCCCTATCCTGAGGTCCAAGGGAGTCCTTGGAACCCTGGAGCATCCCAGTAAGGAAGACGATGCGCACCCCAAGCACGCCTCCCACGTGGTCAAGCGCCTGTGGATAGGGGAGGACGGCAAGGGGTATGGCAAGTCCTACATCCTCAACACGCCCATCGGCTCCCTCGTCTACCTCCTCGGCTCTGCCACCGATGAAGAGGGCAACCCCTTGGTTCCTCTTTACATGTCCTCCCGCGGCCTCGGTAAGGTAAGCGGGTACACGAAGGATGGATACGAAATAGTAGACCCCAAAAACTATATCCTGGAAACCTTTGACGTGGTTCTGGACCCAGGCTTCATAGAGGCCAAACCCGACCTAAAGGATGTGGTTAGCGTGGTGGAGTCGGTTCTGCCTGAGGTTTACGAAATAATGGAGGACCGACCCGAGTCCTTCTTTATCTCCTTGGCAGAATCCCTGGAGGCCAACTCCCTTGGCCTTGACGTCCTGGAGGGCGAGCCTTACCTGCCTGCAACCCCTCCGGTGGAGGCTAGGGTTTCCGGCTTTATTCCTGATGCCTTTGGAGAGGGCGTGGTTCCCTTGAACGAGTCTGAGGTCCAGGCCGTGCCTTCCGTCCAAAAGGCTCGTCCCGCCAAGGAGGGAGCAGGCTCAGAACCTTCCCTAAGCCTTCCCTTTACCGAGGTGGCTGAGCACTTGTCCGAAGAGGACTTGAAATACTTCGTCCAAGTTGTGGAGTCGGGAACGGGGAAGTCCCCTTCTCAACAGAGCAGGGCTCCTCTCCACATGGAGGAACAGCCTGCTTCTCACAAAGACCCCGTGGCCTACAAGCGCCTGCTTTCCCTCGTTGAGTCCCTGAAGAGCGAGGTTGAGGCGCTGAAAGTGGAAGTCGTTTCCCTCCGTTCCGGAATGAGCCCACAGGACTCTCGTAAGTTGCTTGAGTCTGTGGGCTGGAGCCTGGAACGTGCTCGCCAAAAGACGGAGAAGTCCCGTCCCTCCCGCAAGCCTTCCGGTAGGCCATCGTCAGATCTGGACCTTTCCTCTGTTCCTGTTGTGGAGTCCAAGGAGCCCCACGCTAGGCACCCGTCTGACCTTGACCTCCTCTACTCCATCATGGAAAGGGTGAAGGAGTAGACCATGTTGCCCGTTCCCGGAGTTCCAGGACCGAGGCTCAACCCCAAGCTCTACGACCGCCGCATCCGCACCGCCTTGGGTTTGAGCATAGATGAGCCCAAGGTGTACTACCACCAAGGGAACTTCTCTCCCGGCTCTTCCCAAGGAAGGCGAGGTCTTGGGGGCTCTTCTTATTACCAGAGCGAGGCTTACTTGAACCAACTTCTAGCCTCAGCGCTATTCAAGTCGGTACAGACGAAGAAGGCCATAAAAGCCTATCACGACTCCCTTGAGGACTTCTACCTGCTACGGATAATAAAGCAGTCCATCTACCATGACGTTTTTTACAAGTTCCTTGACGAAGAAGCCTTGCCCCTGGGCCTGCCTATAAAGGTGCAGGCTAGCAATGCCAAGACCACAGACCGCATCCTAGGGTATCTTGAGGAACTTCGTGTCCCGGAAATAGTCCGAGAAATCCTGGATGCAACCCTATACTTGGGAGAATATCTCCTCTTCTATGATAGCGAGAACTTCCAGATAGACGAAACGCTAATAGACCAGACCTCGTGGCGAGCGGTTTACCAAAGAGGAAGACTTTCCAAGCTCATAGCCTTCTCCAACAACCAGACTATAGACCAGTACCGGGACCGGGCTCTGATTTTTCGGATAAAATACCTTCCTTACAAGCTAAACATCCTTGGCGAGGACGAGTATCCCTTCTACGCCTATGTGGGTCAGGGCATCATTGACGTTGGCATACTCAACCTGCTTAACACCATAAGGCTAATGGAGTCCTTGATGCCCGTGCAACAGGCCCTCTCGGTGCAGGCGGGACAGCTTATTTACGTCCGTCTTCCCGAGGCTCCTTCAGACCCCAAATCTGGATTTGACCTGGCTCGTCAGTACGAACGTCTTCTCAACGCCGCCGTGGAGATTTCTTCCTCCCAGGGGCCTACGTCTTATCAGGACATCATCTCCTCCATCGCCAAGTGGAGGGTTATCCCTTTGTTTGGTGAGAAGGGCTCTATAGAGCCCAGGGAACTCCCCCGTCCAGGGCCTATAGACCTCCAGGCTTTGGGGTACGTCAAGCAGGCTCTTGCTGATGCCATCCCTCTCCCCGCCTCCTACCTTGGCATACAGGAAACCAATCAGGACCGGAACAAGTTGGCCCAGTACTACATGCTCATAACCGAGATACGCCGTGGTATTGCCGAGTTTGTTGATTTGGTCATACAGAAAGCCATCGTTGGAAAGAAGGGGATAAGCGGGGAGTACCTGGTGGAGCCAATACAAGTTTCTGGCATCCTTGAGAACCAGATGGGAGATTACTTTGAACTGGCCGCTTTTGTCACGGATTCCATTTCTAGAACCATCCTTAGCCTAGCTGACATACGGGACCGCTCTGGAGAGTATGCGAACCTGGAGGTTCTGGCTGAGGCCGTCAACCGCATCTTCTCCCCTCTGACTGGGGGTGAACCTGTTATTTTCATAGACAGGCTGGCCTCCTCTGGGGAGCCTGAGGTTCCCGAGGAGGAGTACACTCCTTCTGAGGAGGTTGAAGAGCCCCCAGTCGGGGAGAAGGAGCTAGAGGAAGAGCCCTTCCCCGGAGAGGAAGAGGCTCCAGAGGAGGAGCCTGAACTAGAGGAGGAGCCTGAAGGGGAAGAGAAAGGCAAACCTGCTGACCGGATAAAAGTTGATAAGGGTTTGCTTGACCAACTCTTCTAGCCAGGTTTGACCTCTGTCAGGATAGGTATCCACACTTACTTTTTGCTCCTAGTTGTGTGACGACTCCCCGCATTGCTATAATGGTCTGAGTAAGATAGGTTGCATGACTGGGAAATGAACAAGAACTCTTCCGTAGAAAAACTTTTTGAACTTGAGGAGGAAAAGGCTTTTGCCGACCCTCTGGGCCACCTTGAGGTTTCCATCGTTGAGGCCAAGGAGGGGTCTTTGGTCAGGCTTTCGGACGGGCTCGTTGTTGACCCCGAGATACTGCTTTCCATGTTTGAGTCCATTACCAAGTTTGAAGAGGAGTTCGGTCCCATCGAGGAGGCCGCCCAAAAGCTCCGTACCCTCAAGCGCATTGAAGAGAACCTGGCTCCTCTAGATGAGCTTGAGGAAACGGTTGGCAAGCTCGTGGAAAAAGTGGAAGAAATGGTCTACCAAGAGGCGGATAAGGATGACTCTGACGAAGATGAGGTTTCCCTGGACGACCTGACGGGAGATGAGTACGAAGACGATGAGGAGGAGGAGATTGATGTCTCTGACTTGACGGTGAAAGAGCTTCTTCTTCTCGTCTTGCAGATGCTCTCTGGCGATGACTATGAAGAGGATGATGACCTGGAGGTTGACCTCTCTGACCTTGACTTGGAGAACATTGGCGACATGAAGGTGGCTGACCTGGTGCGCACGCTTCGTGAGAGTAACGAGTCCAAGAAGACTGGTTGCGGTGGTTGTGGAGAAAAGAAGAAGAAGCACGAATCCTCCTCCGTGGACAAGCTCTTTGAGGTGGAAGAAGACACCGAAGTCCTCGGATTTGGACCAGAGAAGCCCAATATGGCCCATTCGGATAGCGAGTCCAAGGAGGTTGAAGGCGATGAGGGGGTAGAGGCAGAAAAGGAGGAAAAGGAAGAGGAGACGCATGAATCTCTGGAGCGTGCGGTGGATAAGAAGGTTCGCCACGAGACTGTTTACGAGTCCCACTCCGAGGACTTTGGAGCAGAGATTTTCCGCCGCCTCCTGGAGCGTTTAGGCTAACTTCTGCCGTTTGTTATAATAGGTTTGTCCTGCCAAGGGTAAAGGACTTCTAGGTTCGCTTACCTTTGGACCTTTTAGGTATGGGACTATATAAAGATGCTTGGAAGTGTTGTTGACAGCAAGTATATCCACGAGGCCAAGAAGTATGAGCAGGACCCCAAGTTTGCCCCCTACCTTGAAATGGCGGAAAACTTCCGTCAGAAGCTCTACAAGCGGGGCCTGACTCCCTACGACAAGGCCGCCTTGGGCCGCTACATGGAAACCTGGGAGAGCATGTTGCCCTTGCTGGAGTCTGATGCCACCACTCGGGACGCCTTGGGGGACATCATCCGGGCTCGCCTGGGTCTGGTGGCCCTCCAGTACGCCACCCTGCCCATTACGGACCTGGCCTCTGTCCAGCCTCTTTCCGAGGAAGCGGGCGTGGTCTACTACCGCAAGTTGGTGGCTACCACGACTCGTGGGGGAATCACCGCTGGTCAGGAGCTTGGCAACGCCTTTGGTATCCTCAACACCGAGCCTGACTACTACTCCGAGTTGCGCACGGTGACCGTCAACACGGTTGCCAATCAGACCACCTACACCATCACCCTGCCTGGCCCCGTGCGGAAGCGGCTGGTCCAGGTTCGGGCTGGCGCTACGGCCCGTGGTCTGGATGACGGTGAAGGGGTCATCCTTGGGACTGGTCTGGCGGGCACCATCGACTACGACACCGGGCAGTTGGTGCTCACCGTGGACGGCACGGCGGTCAACCTGGGCACCGACACCATCACCGTCACCTACCACCAGAACCTTGTGGAGTCCAACAACGTGCCTGGGTTCCGGTGGGAGCTTCGGAGCAAGGTGGTCCAGACCCGGTTCTTCGCCATCTACTCCCAGTTCTCCAGCGTCACGGAGCACATCATCAAGCAACGCTTCGGGCGGCTCTTTGCTGAGGACATCGTATACGATGCCGTCACCCAGATTAACGCCGCCGTCCTCGGCAACGCCGTGCGGCTCCTGAAGCAGGCCGCCCTGACCTGGCCCTCCCTTACCTGGAGCCAGACTCCCCCCGCTGGGGTTTCCGCCGCTGAGCACCGCTTGACCTTCCTGGACAAGCTAGAGGAGGCTCTGACCGAAATCGGTAAGCGGAGCGGTGCCGCCGCCCGTTCCTTTGTCATCACGGGCATCAGGGGTAGGGTGGTTCTGCACACCTTGGGTCTCAAGAGCCAGCCCAAGAACGCTACTGGCCCCTACCTGATTGGCTACTGGGACGGCACTCCCGTTTACTACGCTCCTCCCACCCTGCTGGACGACAACGAGGTGCTGGTCGGGTACCGGGGTGAGTCCTGGTTTGAGGCTCCCGTGGTCTACGCTCCCTACCTGCCTGTGATGACCGTCCGGGCTTCTCCCTGCCTGTGATGACCGTCCGGGCTTCTGCCTCCCCCAACCCGATGATGCAGAACCTCGTCACCGCCCACGCCGCCGGGCTGGAGACGGTAGCCCCCGAGTTTGTCCAGCGGATTGAGATTACCGCCTAATCCCCTCTAGGCTAGGTCTGAACCCCCGCTAAGGCGGGGGTTCTTCTTTTCTCTTCCCCTTTTGACACAAGTCTTTATCGGTTTTACACTCCTCGTTTCTCTTGTGTTCCGTTTTCTACGAAACCCGTATTTCCTCCACCCTACTCTCTCAGCGCCCTAACCTGCTACCATTGATCTATGGCAACCGACCATAGCACCCCCACTAGCGACAGGGCCTACGAGCACCTTTACGTCCTCCTGGAGGACTACAACCTCTCTTCTGCTAAGGCCAGGGTTATCAAGAAGATTTCCCAGGAAGAGGATTTTTCTTCTGCTATTGACTCCGTGGTTTCCCTTGTTCGCTCTTCTCAAGAAGATAGCGATGAAATAGACTTTTATCCCGACTTGTTCACTTTTTTGGATGAAGTGGAGGAGGTTTCTGACGGCCAGGTAGTGGCCTTCACCGAGCCCTATTGGGAAAAGTTCTCCCTGATTTCTGACGAGGGAGAACAAACTCGCTACGCCTTGCCTCTTGCCCTTGTTGTTTCTGGGGACAGCCTTCTACTCCACCTCGTCCTGTCCACAGAAAAACTCCGGTTCCCCGTGTACTCCGACCTCAACTCAGTTCCGCACTCAGAAGCTGTCTTTGTTCCCTTACCGGATGACGAACCAGTAGACGAGAAGGTTGGTGTCTGGATTGGGGAGGATATTTACATCTCCCAGATATCCGAAACCGATGAAGGGATACCTGTATATGGATACTACCCTTGGTCCGTCCATCCTCTTCCCACCTTTATCGCCCTTTTCTGCAACACCAATGGTATATCCGGGCCTGTGTTCTTGATACTCCCTCCGCCAGAGGACGGGGACTTTGGCCGCTCTCTCCGAAGAGTTCTGGGCTCTGAAACCCTTGGGCTCATGATGCTCACGACCTTTGCTCAAGTGGTGTCTGGGGATGAGGAGGAGGAAGAAGAGGAGGAAGGGGGGCTTACTGGCGAATGACCGGAGATTTCCCGCCACAAGCCTCCCGACTCTAGTCGGGGAGGATAAGACGGGTTTTGTTGATTTTCCTGCTGCGTGATCTTAAAATATCTGGTGGAGGGAGTGCAACCATGGTCTACCAACACTACATTGACTGCCTTTGCTACCAAGAAACTTTGGCGTTCATCCTGTTTCCTGCCAACGTCTCCAGTTTTTCCGTCATCTCGGCCTGTAAGCCCATCTACCAAGATCTGCCAGGAAAAACGGTTTACCTCTACTTTGACCCCGACTTTTCTGAGGTGATAAAGTTTCACGAAACCGAAACCCAGGGAGGCATTACTGGCGTTGATACCTGGCTTCGGCATTACGAAGTGGAACCCAAGTCCCCAGACGACCTTCCCCTTCCTGGGCAAGTTTCTGTCTATGGAGTTTACGTTAATGGTTTTACGCTGAGCCCTGAAGAAAAGGAGCGGCTTCTACAGCAGGCGGTAGCCGAGGCCGAGTCTAAGCTCCTTTCTCTTCTCGTCTTTGTCAACGGAGAGAAGGTGTACGAGCGGTAACCGAGAGGGAGAACTTGACAAGTGATGACTCCTTTGGTAGCCTCACCCCTAGACAGGGGTGGTGCACGGTGCCCGAGAAGGCCAAGTATCACGAGGTCGTTTCCGAAGAGTTCCTGGCCGGGTTGGAGGAGGTGGGCCGAACCGCCAAGGGTGAGGTCATCTACAACTGCCCTTGGTGTGAAGAGCGCTACGGTCCCAGGCCAGACCGGAAGTATCACAAGCTCTACTACAACCCCGCTAAGGGGGTAGGCTTTTGCTTCCGCTGTGGAACCTCGTTGTCCATCATCTCCAGCGGCATCTCTCTATCAGAGGCCACGACGGTTTTGCCCTCCCTCTCCATCCCCCACAAAGACACCGCCGAGCCCAGTCCTATATCTGACATATTCCTTGCCCTTCCCATTTCAAAGAGCAGGGAGCTAGCCAAGTACTACCTCTTGCAGAGGTCTCCCTATCTGCAAGAGGTTATTCCGAAGTATGGAATAACCTACTACCAGGCCTCCTTCGGCAACGGTCTTTACGGAGTTGTTTTTCCCTTTTACTTCCAGGGGAAGCTTGTTTCTTACCAGGTGCGCTACTTCCGTCTTGATGGGAATCCCCTCTCCGAGAGGTATGAAACCCGCCCAGGCCCAAAGGTTCCCTACTCGCCTTTTGGGTTTTCTTACAAAGGGCCTGTGGACCGCATAGCCCTGGTTGAGGGCATTTTTGGAACCTTTGGCTTGTTATATTTGTCCGACCACTTGAACCTCTTTGCCAGAGAGCTTTCCTCTGTGGGCCTTTCCCTTAACGAGTTGCAAGAAGCCCTTAGGAACCCAATAGCAACTTTGGGGTACAACATTTCCGAAAGCGTTTTTTGGGCGATAAAGTCGTTGGCTCCTCTTCACGTGGTTGTTGTGATGGACGAGCGCTCCCTCTCCTACCAGTCTGTTGTTCGCCTTCTTCAAGACCTGACCTCCGTGGAAAGAGTTGATGTGCTCAGCATAGGAGACCCTGACGAATACGCTACCCGCCTATTCCTTCATCTCTCCTCGTTGACAAAGGACACAGCCTGATTGTAGGCTTCGGATAACAGGAGGTGGGTAATGGAGGTAAAGAAGAAGACTCTGATGAGGGATGGCATAAAGGCTTTTGAGGCAATGGGACTTATTAATGGGGTTGGTGCTGGTGAAGTGGATTCCCCCAACTCTTCTCCTCCCCCACAGGTACGCCATCATGAGGAGGAGCTTCGGGAGGAGGAAAACACTTCTGACTTCAGCGTTGACCCCTCCTTTGCCACTTTACCAGGCATTTCTCTCCCCTTTGCCCCCGCATATGCTGGTCATGCAACCGCCTCCAGCAACGGT